TGCAAAACTCGTGGTGCTGCCATTAAAGCCACTGCTTATGTCATCAATTAATCTATAATCGTCGGCTGCACGAATAGTATTTCCAATATATGGCATAGCAGATTAAACTTGAAGTCTTCTTAATTTCTTTAATTATTTTAAGCTCAGTAAATATGGGAATTTTTTAACTATTTGGTCCTAAAGTAGATGGTTGACTCGGCCAAACAACATCTTTAATTACTGTATATGTCTGAGGAATATCTCTTAAATTTTGTCTATATGCAGACCATTGTGCCTGATCAACTGAACAGCCTGGTATGACTGTCCAATCTGTGGATTTTAAAATATAATCTCTTTTTTTTCTAATATTTTCCCAAGTAGAATCATCTAATTCTAAAACTTTTTCTCCGTAAACTATGATCTCAATAGCTTCAACCTTTGCCTTAAGTATCTCGAAATTATCAGATAAATTTACAAGGTCGTTATTTACTGATAATCCCATTTTATGTCTGCTCTAGATAACTTACCGCTACATCAATAGCACTAGCAGTATCAGTTCTAACTCTAAGAACATCACTACTTTCCATAATTACTTTTGATCCACTAATTAATTCAAGTGAAGATCCAGCTGGTATTGGTGCATTCCTTAAAAGAAAAACGTCATCACCTGTATTGGTTACTAAGAAAACATCAACATCAGCACTAGCTCCTGTCTTATTTGCAACTAAAATACTTAAAAGAACTAATGTAGCAGAACCGCCTGCTGATAGGACATTTGCATTCGAGC